ACTGATGGTCCGAATGCGGCCTGTAGCGCCGAACTGGCGGCCTTCCACCTCGCATACCAGTGCCAGCCGGATGCGTTGGACAAGCGCGTGTTCGACCTCTACTACGTGCATCGGGTCACGCCCGTGAAGGTCGCCGCCTCTGCGCTGGAAATCAGCCGACAGCACTACTACCTGGTGCTGGCCTCGTTCCGAAAGCGGCTTTACTCTGCGTCACAGGCCATTCTTGAGGAATGGAATCCAGGCAATAGCGCAGAAGTCAAGGAATAAAGTGTCAGCTCTGGATATGACAATTTAGGGCTCGCTTTGATATGACACTTTGGCCCAAAATTGGCATCAATTCAGGTAGGTCTAAAAAATCCGCCTGACGCAGAAAACATCCTCCCGACACCCAACCGCAGCAGCGAAAGTCGGTATCAGCCCCCGGTCTCCGAAAGGAGTCGGGGGCTTTGTTTTGGAGACTCCATCCATGCTTTCCATCCAACGCACGGGCGCCTCGATCGCCGACGTGATCGCGTCCGTGCGCGGTGTGCCGTCGCGCATGATCCCCTATGCGGCGGCCACGGCGCTGACTCGCTGCGCCAAGCAGGCACAGGCCGAGGATCTGCCGGCCGAGATGCGCAAGGTGTTCTCCAACCCCGTTCCCTACACGCTCAACGCGCTGCGCATCGAGCCCGCCACCAAGGACAACCTGATGGCGCGCGTCATGGTCAAGACCGGCGCGCATGCCCCGGGCGTCGCCCCGGAAAACTTCCTGTTCCCGGAGGTCGAGGGCGGCGTGCGCAAGCACAAGGGTCTGGAGATGGCCCTGCGCTACCAGGGCGTGCTGTCGCCCACGCAGTACGCCATGCCGGGCGCAGCGGCCAAGCTGGACGCCTACGGCAACGTCAGCGGCGCCCAGGTTCGCACCATCCTCAACGCCCTCAAGGGCATCCGCGCCGCCAGCTCCACGCGCGACCGTGCCACGGGTGCCAAGCTGCGCAAGGGCCGGCGCCTGGCCAACGACATGTTCGTAGGCCAGCCGCAGGGCGGTGGTCGGCCTGACGGCATCTGGCGGCGCGAGGGCAAGCGCCTGCGCGCCCTGTTCGTCTTCACCAGCGACGCGCCGGACTACTCGGTTCGGCTCGACTTCAGCGGCACCGTGCAGCGTGTGGCGCTGGCGCGCTTCCGCCCCGAGTTCGAGCGTGCGATCGCCGACCTGCAATCCAAAGGATCTTGGTAATGACTGATGCCGCCACTGAGCTGACGCAGGAGCGCGAGCGCCTGCAGTCCTATCTCGACGCCGAGCAACGCATCCTGAACTCGCAGGAATACATGATCGGCAACGGACAGACCGCCAGGCGCAACCGCCGTGCCGATCTCGAGCAGGTTCGCGCAGGGATCGAGCAGTGCCGCGCCAATATCGAACGCCTGCAGGGCCGGACCGGCCGCGTGCGCCGCGTCGCTTACCTGTCCCCCCGGTAAACGGCCATGGAACTCAATCTGCTTGACCGCGCGATTGCAGCGGTGGCTCCGGGCTGGGCGGCCGATAGGGCGCTGTCCCGCGCCAAGGTCCAGACGCTGGGGGCAATGCAGGCCATGGGCGGCGAGATGCCATCCGCCGGCTCTGCCTCTCCACGCCGCTTCTGGAATCCGCGTCCCCGGGACGCCCGGTCGGACACGATGCGCCAACTGCCTTTCCAGCGCGGCGCATCCCGCGAACTGGCGCGCACCAGCCCCATCGCGGTGGGTGCCATCAACACCAATATCGACCGGGTAGTCGGCACCGGCCTGGCGCTCAGCGCGCAGCCGAGCCTCGCGGTGCTGGGCTGGTCAAAGGACCGCGCCCTGGCTTGGAAAGCCAAAGTGCAGCAGGAGTTCAGCCTGTGGGCCGACAGCACTGAGTGCGATATCGAGGGCAAGCAGAATTTCTACCAGCTGCAGGCGCTGGTCCTGCGGTCCGCGCTGGAAAGTGGTGACTGCTTCTCTCTGCTGCCAGATGGCAAGCGCACGGCCACCCAGCCCTACCAGCTGCGCATCCAGGTGCTGGAAGCCGATCGCGTCGGCAACCCCGGCGGAAAGGCCGACAGCGACACCGTCTCCGGCGGCGTGCGCCTGAACGCTCACGGTGCCCCGGAGGCCTACCACCTGTACGACAAGCACCCGGGCAGCGGCTTGCCGACAGCGGGAGGCGCTTACAAGGGCGAATGGATCGAGCGCCTGGGCCGCAGCGGCCGGCGTCGCATGCTGCACCACTTCCGCTGCCTGCGTCCGGGAATGCCCCGGGGCGTGCCTTACCTGGCACCAATCATCGACTGCATCAAGCAGATCTCGCGCTATACCGAGGCCGAGATCATGGCGGCGGTGCTGACCGCCTACCTCACGGTGTTCATCGAGGCGCCAGGCGGCAACGCGGCGCCGGTGTTTGACGGCGGCAGCGCGACGCACAGCGAGGCACCTGCCGACATTGCCCTGGGCATGGGGGCCGTGGTTGGGCTGGCACCTGGCGAGAAGGCAACCTTCGTCAACCCGTCCCGGCCGAATCCCAATTTCGAGCCCTTCATTCAGGCAGTCATCAAGCAGATGGGTATCGCCCTGGGCCTTCCCTTCGAGCTGCTGGTCAAGCAATTCAACTCCAGCTATTCCGCCAGCAAGGCTGCGCTGCTGGATGCCTGGGTGTACTTCCGCAGCGTGCGCTACTGGCTGTCGCTGAGCTTCTGCCAACCCGTGTTCGAGACCTGGCTGGCCGAGGCCGTGGCCATTGGCCGCGTGCCCGCGCCGGGCTTCTTTGCCGACCCGCTGCTGCGCTGGGCCTACACGCGGGCCGCCTGGCCGGGCGACAGCATGGGCAGCATCGATCCCAAGGCCGAAGTGCAGGCCTATGTGGAGGCCATCGACGCGCGGCTGATGACGCGCGAGCGCGCCGAGTGGGAACTGTTCGGCAGCGGCTGGGACGAGACCTACGACCAGAAGCTAGCCGAGTACGAGCGCCTGGTCAAAGACGGAATGCTGCCCACGCCCAAGGCCGGCGCCGCTGCGCCCCAGCAGCCGAAGAGCAACCCCAAGAACCCCGCAACGCAGGAGCCTGCATGAGCACAGATTTCACGCCGCTGGTCGAGCCGCACCACGCGCGCCGCCGTCTGGCATTCGATCCCACGGTGAACCTCGGCCACATCCTCACGTTCGTGGGCGCCTTGGTAGCTGGCGTCTCGGCATACAGCACGCTGGACAAGCGCATCAGCGTCATCGAGTCCCAGGCTGCCGTTGTTACCGACCGGACGCGCGAACAGGACTCGCGCATGAAAGAAACGCTGTCCGACATCAAGAGCGATGTCAAAGACCTGCAGCGTTCGCTGAATGACGTCAACCGCAATCTGGGTGGGACGCCTACAAGGGGAGCCGCACCATGACGCTGCACGACATGATCCTGGGCGCCTGGGCCATCGAGCCGGGCATGCTGCGCGAGATCCAGGGCATCTACGCCATGCACCTGCGCGGCGAGAAGCTGGATCTTGACGCCATCGAGGCCCGGCTGGGCCGGCCGCTGGCGCACGAACAGCAGGAGTACGAGGTCTTGCCCGGCGGCGTGGCGCTGTTGAAGCTGTCCGGCGTGATGGCACCCAAGGCCAACCTGTTCATGCGCGTGTCGGGCGGCATCAGCACCCGGCAGGCCACGCTGCAGATCGAAAGCGCCCTGGCAGACGCGCGGGTGCGCAGCATCGTGGTGGCGATGGACACGCCTGGCGGCAACGTGATCGGCGTGCCGGAGTTTGCCCAGGCCATTCACGATGCCGGTGCCATCAAGCCGCTGGTCGTGCACGCCAGCGAGATGCTGCTGAGCGCAGGCATGTGGTCCGGCAGCGGCGCCAACGCCATCTTTGTCAGCGGCTCTGTCGTCAGCGTGGGCAGCATCGGCGTGGTGGTGGACCGCGAGTTCGACCCCTCGTCCCGCGTGCAGCAGGAAAGCATCACAGCGGGCAAATACAAGCGCTTGTCCAAGCCGAACGAGCCCCTGTCCGATGAGGCCCGGGCCGTTGTCCAGGCGGACGTGGACTACGTCTACACGCTGTTCGTGGACGACGTTGCGCGTTACCGGGGCGTCAGCGCCGAGCAAGTTCTGGAGCACATGGCCGATGGCCGCGTGTTCCGTGGCCAGCAGGCCATCGATGCGGGGTTGGTGGACGGTGTCTCCACCCTCGACGCATTGCTGGACCGCATGGCCGCAGATCCCACCGAGTTCGCGTCGCGCCGCAAGGCCGTGATCAAGCCGGTGGCCCCGTCAGCAAGCGCCGGTGCTGCGCCCAAAGACAAATCCTCAACCCGTGATCCAAAGGAAACAGCAATGTCCGATTCCATCACGCGTGCGTCTTTCGAGCAGGACCACGCCTCTCTCTTCGCGGCCATCCAGGCCGAGTTCACCGTCCTGGGTGCCACCCAGGAGCGCGACCGCATCAAGGCGGTCCTCGCCGTGGGCGAGGGACTGCCAGGCCACGAGGAACTGCTGCAGGGCCTGGCCTTCGACGGCAAGACCTCGGCCGCCGACGCCAGCCTGGCGGTGCTGGGCGCTGAGAAGGCGCTGCGCGCTGCTGCCATCGAGGCCCACAAGCAGGATGCGCCGCCCGCCGCCAAGGGCAGCGCCGCCCCGGCCGACAACGGCGAAAAGACCAAGGCGCAGCAGGTCGAAGAGGCCAAGGCCGTGGCGAAGGAGCGGGGCATCAGCCTCGTCGCCGCGCTCAAGGAACTGGGCTACGCCAGCTGAGCGCCCGGATCGTCAACCCCCTCACTAGGAGCACAACATGCCCTCCGGGAACATTTCCACTCTGACCCTCACCGTGGTGGCCAGCGCCGCCGTCTCGGCCGAACGCTTCGTCACGCAGTCCGGCGGCTATCCCACCGCCGGCGGCGTTGCCTTCGGTGTCACGCGCACCAGCGCAGCCCAGGCCGGTGATCTGCTGCCCGTCGATGTGCAGGGCACCTCCATCGTCGAGGCGGGCGCTGCCATCACCCTGGACGCGGCCCTGATGGTCGACGCGCAGGGCCGCGTCGTGCCATTGACCGTGGGCAGCAAGAGCCCCGTGGCCCGAGCGCTCGGCGCAGCTGCCGCAGCGGGCGATCGCATCGAGGTGTTGCTGGTTCCGTCCGCCGGCCTGGTCAGCACTGCCGCCTGATCCATTCCATCCCTGAATCACTCTCTGGAGAAACTCATGCCGCAACCCAACCTTTCCGATCTCCGCGTCGTCGATCCCATCCTCACCGAGGTGGCGCGGGGCTACGGCTCGCCAAATGCCAAGATCGCCAGCATCCTGTTCCCCATCGTGCAGGTCGGCCAGCGAGCCGGCACCATCCTGGTTTTCGGCCCTGAGAGCTTTCGCCTGGTGAACACGGCTCGTGCGCCCGGTGCGAACACCAAGCGCATCCAGCTGGGCTATGCCAAGGGCAAGTACTCGCTGGTGGATCACCGCCTGGAAGGCCAGGTCCCCATCGAGAATGAAGAGGAAGCACAGGCCGTTCCCGGCATCGACATGGGCGCCATGGCGGTCAACACGGTGCAGGACGTGATGGCCAATGAGCGCGAGAAGCTCGCCTCCGATCTGGCTCGCAACCCTGCCAACTACCCCACGGAAAACAAGACGGCCTTGTCCGGCTCCAGCAAGTGGACCGACCCCAACAGCAACCCGGCCGAGGATGTCAACGAGGCCAAGGAAGTGATCCGCAAGAAGATCGGCAAGAAGCCGAATGTCATGACCGTTGGCCCCCGGGTGTTGTCGGCGCTGCGCAACCACCCCAAGATCCTGGACCGCATCAGCGTGACGGTGGACCGCGTGCCGGCGACCATCGAGCAGTTGCAGCGCCTGCTGGAGATCGACCGCATCGTCGAAGGCGAAGCTACCTACTACGAGGGCAGCGAATTCAAGGACATGTGGGGCCTGGACGCCATCCTGGCCTACACCACGCCGGCCTCGATGCAGCAGCGGGGTTCGCCGAACTACGGCTACACGTACCAGCTCAAGGACCGCCCCCAAGTCGAAGAGCCGTACTTCGACAAGAACACGCAGACGTGGTACTACCCCGTCTCCGACGCCTACAGCCCCGAGCTGGTCGGCGCCACAGCGGGCTTCCTGTTCCAGGGCGCGGCAGCGTAACGGCCATGCCGAAGTACACCGTACTGTCGCCCGTCAAGCATGACGGGAAGCGCCACAACGTGGACAGCACCATCACGCTCAAGGCCGACGAGGGTGCGGCACTGGTCGCGTTGGGCGTGCTTGAAGACCCGGCCATCGACGCGGCCCGTGCCGCAGCCGAGAAGGCCGAAGCCGAACGCCTGGCGGCCGAGAAGGCTGCTGCGGACAAGGCCGAAGCCGAGCGCCTGGCTGCCGAGAAGGCTGCTGCGGAGAAGGCCGAAGCCGAGCGCGTGGCCGCCGAGAAGGCTGCTACGGAGAAGGCTGAAGCCGAGCGTCTGGCTGCCGAGAAGGCTGCCACGGAGAAGGCCGAAGCCGAACGCTTGGCTGCCGAGAAGGCTGCTACGGAGAAGGCCGAAGCCGAACGCCTCGCTGACGACAAGGCCAAGGGCGGGAAGGCCTGACCATGCTGGACCTCGACCGCGACCTGCGCGAAGTGTTCTACGGCGACGACTTCGCCCTGGCGTTCTCCATCGAGCGACAGGGCGCGGTCGTGGGCTCGGCCGCAGGGATTCTCGGCGTCATAGACGACGAGGCCCTGGATGGCCGGGTCTTCGCTGCAGAGCGCACGCTGCGGCTGCCCTCGATGCACGAACTGCGCGAGCGCGATGTGCTGATCATGCTGGCCGATGAGCTCACCATCGGCGTGCGGATCGGTGACCGTTTCCGCGTACTGGCCGAGCCGAAGCGCGTCAACGATGGATCTGAGATGGAGGCGCTGCTGGGCAGCGTGCAGCCATGAGCCAGCCCCATCCTGACGTGCTGCGCTATGGCGCGCCTTTCGTGATCGGTCGCACCGTCTACCAGGCGCTGCAGGCTGCACCAGGTCTGCAGGGTGCTGTGCTGCGCGATAACCCCTTGGCCGCTGCCGACCTGAAGACAGGCGGGCGGGTGCTGTTCGTGGAGGACCAGGCGGACAAGCCCAGGGGCGACCAGCCCGGCCAGCGTCCCCGACGTTCCTACGGATTCTCCCTCGGTGTCATCAGCCGGGTGGAAGCCGCACGCGAGCAGGCCCATGCCGACTACCGCGTCGCCAAGCGTGCCGTGCTCGAGTGCATGCCGCTGCTCACGCAGATGGGCATCGAGATCGAGGGCGGCGGCATGGCCGAGGGCGAGGTGCGCTACCAGCTCGAAAACATCGACGTGGGCGGCGCCCTGGTGCTGGGCCTGTTCACGCTCGCCTACCGCGATCCGACATAGGCGTCGGATCGATTCAGCAGATTGCCCGCCTTGCGCGGGTTTTGTTTTTTTGGAAGGAAATCACCATGTCCACTACAGCACGTGCCATCCTGGCCGGCGGCCTTGTCTCGCTGAACCCCTGGAACACGGCCACTCTGGCCTATGACGGTTTCGGGCCTCCACTGGATGCCGACAAGTTCGAGATCAAGCCCAATTTCGAGGAGAAGGTCTCGGGATCCCGGTCGCACCTCGACTATGGCCAGGCCCGGGCCTCGGTGGTGCTGCCCAAGCCCACCGAGATCACCATCGAGCTGTCGGCCGCCAGCACCACCGCAATGGCGATGCAGTTCCAGGGCCTGGTCGCGAAGCTCACCCAGGGCGCCGGCACGATCACCGCGCAGGAAATGACGATCAACGCCGTGGGCGTCTGGTTGCCGGTGGGCAAGCGCAACCTGGTGGAGCAGGGCTTCTCTCTCTCCCCCGATGGTGCAGGCGATCCCTTTGTCCTTGGTACCCACTACGAGGTCAACTGGCTGCGCGGGGAGATCCGTGTTCTTGCGGTCGACGGCGCGCCGGCCAAGAACGATGTGGTGAAGCTGTCCGCGACGTACCAGGCTGTCGACGGCAAGAAGATCCTGGGCGGGCGTGTCACCCAGGTGCGTTGCCAGGCGCGCTTCGATGGAAAGAACATGGTCGACGGGTCGCCTATCGAAGTGGATGTCCACGAATGCGTGCTGGGCGCCAACAAAGGTTTCGACTTCCTGGGCTCGGACTACTCGGCCATCACGCTGACCGGAAAGATCGTCACGCCGCCCGGAAAGACCGAGGGCTACGAGGTCCGTCTCCCGACCGCAGGCGACTGATCAGCGGCGCGGTGCAGACGTCTGTACCGCGCCCATCAGCAGCAGCACCGGCCATCCCACCACCACGGTGGCGATGGCCCCGGCACCGATCGCCATCAGGCGCTCGGAATCCAGCCACAGGCCCAGCAGGGCCAGCGGCAATCCCGCGCACACCAGTGCGATGCACCAGATCAATCCCTTCATCCGCTGACCTCTGAGCGCCCAACATGGCAGACCCAAAGATCAAATACGACATCGAAGCCGCCGTCAAGGGCGAGGCCGATGCCGAGCAACTGGCGAAGACGCTGCGGGATGTCGGGGATGTGCTCGAGGGCGATCTGCAGAAAAGCGCCCAGGACGCAGCCCAGGCCCTCGAGGCGCTGGGCGCCAAGCAGCGGGCGCTGAACGAATTCGGGGCACTGAAGCTGCAGACGCAGTCTCTGTCGCAGGAGTTTGAAAAAGCCGTCTCCACCGTCGATCGCCTGGGCAACGAGCTGCAAGATGCGGGCGGCAAAACGCAGACACTCGCCACCGCCGAGAAGACCGCGACGACTGCCACCCAGCAGGCCCAGGCCGAACTGCAGCGCAAGAAAGACGCGCTCAAGGCTGTGCGCGATGAGACCACG